AACAGTTTGGTTTAATCTGAAAGGGTGTGAGTTTGAAGTGATAACTTCACCACTTCTAGTCGCACTTTTTACAATAGTGTGTAAACGACCTTGCTCAGACCATTTGATAAGGTCAGAGTTAGAAGGTAGTTCAGCACCTACTAATCTTAAGAAAGAAGCGATAGAACGATTTCCATAACGCTCAAATTCTTTTTCATAAACATCAGGCAAATATTGATTTAAAAAATCAAAGTCTGTGATGTAGTTTGATGACAACGTGCTCTTAGTTGGAGCAGGCGTAATCGGCACTCCAGCAGGAGTGGGTGACATAGTAACAGCCATAATAAATAATTTTTAAAGTTTTATTTTCGTTTTCTAATTTTCAACGAAGAGCCAGACCCCGTATCAACAACTCTAAACTTCGTTCTACCATCTTCTGTTTGCCCTGTATTCGCTTTTACAGTCATGTCAATGTTTTTTGTTTCTTTAACAATTCCATTAACTGCTCTTGCTTGTCCAAGATCATAAAAATACTTGGCAAATTTGTCTGGTTGTGAAGCCACAGTCATCGCACGATGATAACCAACAGTATCTTTTATATAGCCTTTTTTGTCTAAAAATCCTCCGACAAAATCATTTAAGCTTGCCGTTTGTTTTTTTGCGCTTTCCTTGTCGTTTATCTTATAAACTTGTTTGCTGTCACCTAAGTCAAACTCGAAACCTTCGATCTGATCGTACAACTTATTGGTCTGCTCAAGAAAATATTGGCCTCTTTTTTTAGATAAAATATCCTGCTTTTCCTGGTCCTTCTTATATTCACTATAAAAGCTAAAAGCTTTTTTATAATCTTCTGGTACTTGCCCTGATGACTCAACAGGGGTGTAGTATTCTTCCTTCAGACTATTAAAATGATTTTTCGCTTTATATATAGTTTCTTTTAAATCGAGCTTTTTCTTTCTTGCCACATTATCATCATCATCTTCTGATGAAACAAAATTGCTTTCGATATAATAAGATATATCATCTTCATCGAAATGTGGTTTCTCTTGCTTTATATACTGACGTAATAAATCTGATTGATCCATTTCGTCATAATTCATATTAAGCTTAACATAATCTTCCATTCCACGCCCAGTCTCTTCATTAAATTTAAGATAAGACTTGACATCGTCTGAAAGCTCGATTTGTTTTTCTTCAGTATTTGTAAGAACTTCTTGTTCTGGTTCTTCCTGAACCTCTTGAACAGGCTCTTCTACTTTTGTTTCTTCAACCTGTTCTTCTACTGGCTCCTTAGAAACTTCCTCTGTAGGATTTTCTATAGGCTCCTCTTTTTTTTCTTCTATCTTACTTTCCTCAACTTGTGGGGTTTCAGATGTTATTTTTACCTCTGGTGCGTTTTCATCCAGAGCACGTACTTTTATATCCGCCATTTGATTAAATTAAATTATAGCACAAAAATAAAGTTTTTTATAACACATTTTAGCTAAGTAATTGATCTACTATTCCTTGTGTATCGTCACTAAATTCTTGAGCTGGTTGATTTGTTTTTCTTTGTTCAATAAGCCTTGATTGATTCTCACTTTGCTTATCTACTCTCTGATCTTTTCTATCCTCCCTATTAGTTTCTCTTGATGAAAGCTGAGATAATTCTGATTGCTTAGTCATCATTTGAAACTCTAATTTTTGTTTTTGCAGCATCATGTCTAATTCAGCTTGTTTTTGCATTTTTTGAATTTCAAGCATTGCTTTTTGCTTTTCAAGCTCTAATTCAGATTGCATTTTAAACTGCATTTCTTTTATTTGATTTGTAGATGCTGCATTAGAAGATTCAATATTAGACTCTGTTTGCATTTTAATATTAGCTTCTTTTTTCTTCAAATCTAATATTTCTTTCTTATCCTTTCTTACTTTTAGTAAAGCATTAGCGAGTTTAATATTTCTAACATTTCTGATATCAATAGCGTCATCCAAATCAATCATTTGATTTTGTAACGCTAATTGTATGCTTTGCTCCAAAATATTTCTCTCTTCTTCGTCTGGGTGTAGTTCTATCTCAATTCCAAAATCGTGCAGGTGTGCGTCTTTTATGTCATCAATAATCTCAACAGATTTTGATCCTATCATATTCATTAAGGACTCTTTCATATCAGTATATTCCAGCATGTCTGAAAAACGATATGTTATTGAATCAATTAATCTTTTTGTTAACCTAAGACCTGAATCTAATACGTGTCTTGTAGCTGTGTTGGAGTTTAAAGCAGCTAATTTTTGCACGCCAACCAAAGTTTTTGCATCTGGCATAGAGCCATCTCTAGCTTCATTAATTCCTGTAACATCACGTATCATAGCTACATAATGATTATACATACTTACTAATGAAGATATCTTTGCGTTTGACCCTGATCCATTAAGTTCTTGAACAGGAACTTTTGCGTTATTGAATTCTCCATCTTCTGTAAAGCTACGACCAACAACACTCCCTGTTTGAAAATACATGTTCAAAGCTTCGTTCGGATTGTACATTGCTCCGTTTCCTAAGTCCACACTAGCAATACCATCTAAATCTAAATAAACTCCGTCTGGAATCATTTTAGATATAACCTGCTGAAGTTTTAAATGAGTAAGTTGTATTTGATCAGCGAAGGGAATCATTCTTTTTACTAGAGAGTCTATCTGCCCTCTGTACATCTTCGGGGCACTTACAATATAAGGTGAAAGTACTTTCTGTATACCCGACTTCGGTCTCACCATGTTTTTCATTAACTCCCATTTCAACACTTGGTTTGTTCCTAGAACAAGTACACCTTCGTACCATACATCTATTCTTTTTGATCGTTTTACAAATTTAGCTGACTCAGTTTTTGGAGGATTAAAAGATTCATCCTTTCGTATTGCTCTTTGACCTCCATTATTGTTTTCTTTAACCTTATAAATTATATTTCTATCTGTTTTATAACAGAAATACAAAAGTGTTGCTGTATTTGAATCGAAGTTATCGGTTTTATATCCACCTCTGATTCCCTGGTATGCATCCCACTTAGCGCTAAGTTTAGATATTTCTTTGATTTCTTCTTGTGTTAAAGAAGGATTAATTTTTTTAAGTTCAGTAATGTTTACATTTTTAACTTCTCCAAAATAATAACAATCATTAAAATTTGGATCTTCCGTAGGAGAATGTATTAATTGAGTTGGATCAACATATTCTATTTTAATTCCATCATGAGTATTAAAAGAATGTTTTACAGAAGACAATCCTAACACTGTAGCGTCTTCATCAACTTGTCTTTTTATTAATTCATAATCATTAACATCAAGTATTGCCTGTAAAGCTTTTTCTTCTGCTACTTCTATCTTCTGCTTATAAGACAATTCCATGTGTAATTCCAGCTCTTCGTCAGAATCTGGCAACTTACTTGGATCTGTAGAGAATAAATTTTGTCCGCTCGCTTCTTCAAGTATTTCTAAAACTGGTCTAGCTAGCATGTCTTTTTCTATAGTGTTCCTATAATTACTTCTTCTAGCTCTTGCTACATCATCTATAGCTTCTACTTTTACATCAAACAAACGATTAGTCATTCCGTTTACCACTACATCCACAAACTTTGGGACTATTGGCACAGGAGTCCAATCTAAATTTAAATATGATGTATCCCCATTAATCGCTAATTCGTTTTTATATTTTTGAACAGACTGCTCTCCTCTAGCGTATTGTCTTAGCTTATGAAAATTATCTCTGTTGTTGTAAAAACGAGCTGCGCCATTGTCTTTTCTAAACCATTCGGATTCTATAGCTTTACCTACAGATAACCCATATTCCTTTGATGATTTTACAGAATCAGAAGCTAACTGATCTGGAAAGGATATGTTGGCAATTTTAAAATCGTCGTTTAGCATATTGCTATTTTATAATTTCGCTATTTAGACCTGAATTATCGTATTTTGCAAAGTTAACACTTATTTTGCTACGCTTTTTCTCAGGTTTGGTTACATACCTTTGATTCGCCATAATTGCTAAGCCTGAGCTTATCGTGGCATCAAACTTTGTTCTGTTAAATATATTATAGTTGGACCAGTCTTTTAATGTCCTCATAAAATACATTTTTCCTATGTCTCCGACATCTCTGTAAACACCCATTGTGTCTACTCCTACGTTTCTTTCTATATAAGCTTCTATGGCTTCAGCATGAACAGAAATCACTGGCTGTGAAGATGGTATACCTCCAAGCTCTCTTTCTGACTTTGATAAATCGTTTTTTAATTTATCAGGTCTATTCATAGCAAATGCCCTATAACCTCTTTCTTTTAAATAATACAATAGCCTAGGCTTATTATTTTCAACAAGTATCGGCATACCATAAAAATGACACGCCATTAAAACGTCTTCATAAAAAAGCTCTGCGGTTTGTGGTCTAGCAATATATTCTAAAAAGAAGAGCTCTGATGGTGCATTATCAAAATTAATTTTAGTCAACCCATGTAAAGCTCCTTTAGAACCAACACCTCCAACTACTCCAGATATGTCATAACTGTCACAACCAAAGCTACCAATATGAGCATTAAGAGGCCAAAATTTGCTGCCGTCCCTTCTAACATTGTTTCTTAAATCTTTTGGTGGTATCCAAGTTACATAAAATCTACCATTTCTCGTTGGTGTCCATATTACGTTTGTTCCTCTTTCGCCTTTTTCCCAATGTAAATCTCCTCTATCAACGAAAGTGTGAGTTCCATTGGTGTCATTAAAATCTATTTGTTCATAAATTTTTTGAAGATTAAATAAACTATTTTTTGATTCATCTCTAAAAGCATGATTTTCTGATCTAGGAAATTGTCTGTAAAATTCATTTAATGCATCAGCGTCATTTTTTAATGAATCTACTTCATTTTCCCAATAATCTAAAACTCCTTGATATATAAAATCACCATTGATATCTATTAATGGAGATTCTGGAGTTCTAAAAACAGGATGACCATACTTATCTAAAAAGCCCTCCATGTTCCATTCCATAGGAATAAACAAATTGTATAAACCTGTTTTAGTTTGCCCGTTAGCATTTCTTTCTAATGGGTTTGAATCATAAAAAAGTTTTTTAAAATTTAATCCTCCTTTATCTAATGCATTAGAAGTCGATCCCATCATGCACTTGCCTATAATTCTTCTACCTAGTCTGAGACAAGTTTTAGTGACACGCCAACTGTTGAGGATATTATCGGGTCGCTCCCACTTTCCAGATTCATCATGGACAAGGAGTCTGAGCTTTTCACCATCATAGGAATTGTCGCCTGTATTTTTCCAATCGATTGTTGTATCAAGACCTGTGAGTTCGTCTTTTTCTTTTTGTTCGATATTTTTTCTGGTAAGTTTCGAAGCTGGGACTCTATACGCCAATTCTGTTTTGGGCCTATCCATTCCATCTTGTATTGGTTTGAAGAAGAAGGGGTAGTTTGTAGATATGGGGACAACTTTATCTGTGAACATTTTTTTAGCATCAGCACCAGATTTGGACAGTATCCCGAACCGTGCATCGGAAGTAATTGTTGCTTGAGCGACGGATTCAGATGAAGACATAAAAGAGAAGCCAGACCTTCTGTTTTTAAGATAGCACATTCCATAAGACCTGTGGTCGGCTTTACACGCTTCCCAGTAGATATAGAATATTCTATTAGATTCTCTGAACTCTGGGAGCCCAACATCAATCTTGGTCCACTGCAAGTACATGTAATGAGAGCCAGTAATATAAACAGGAATGCCATTATTCTTAAACCAAAAACCATTTTCTCTTCTTTCGAATTCAACCTCAATGTAATCAACCCACGTTTCCTTGAATAGAGGTGGGTACTCATTCCACTGGAAAACGGTCTTAATCTTTGACAGTTGTTTTGGATATTCTTGTGCTTCCCAGAATTGCTCTTCTTTTTTGCCACTCCTTGAAAATACTTTCTTCGGCTGCAAAGGTAAAGCTATTTTTATTCCGTTTATGTTGATGACATCTCCAATTTTTCCTGTCTTAGAAATTACAACAACATCATAATCAGGATTATAACCATATTCCCATGACGAAGTTTTATTTTTTTTTCTTTTATCTTCGTCAGATATTGTGCCAATTACCGTGTACAGCCTAAGATTTTCTTCCTCTAGATTCTGCGAAGCTTTGGAAACCTGTATCCTTTTTGTCTGTATCACTTCCATTTAGTTTTTCTCGCTCTAATTGTATTCTATTCAATATCTCAAAAGCATCGAATATTGCAAGTTTTTTTGTTGCTGCAGCATTTTTTAATCTATCAGCAGCTAAATCATCATCAGGGTCATCAGTAATAATTTCATCATGAGCAACCTTAATTAGTTCCTCCACTGCTTTCTCCCCTGCCTGTATTACTCTTTCTATTGTATTTAATTTGTTTTTCATTTAAAACATATTGTATGTAAAGTAATTGTGCCATTTTTACCTCATGTGGGTTATCTCTACAAACGTCTTTCGTCATTTGTTTGTAAGCTTCCATCCGTAGATGTTTCTGTCCACCGCACCCCATCGTCATTAGGGTCGCAGCTAAAATATAAATTGTTTTTATCATGTTTGTTTGTTTGTGCCATAATAATAGCGTTGGTTAGTTTGTCAATACTTTTACGTATTTCCTTCAATTCGTTTCTTAATCCGTTTGATTTTATTTTAATTTCACTACTCATTTTAATTTTTTTCTTGATTCAAAAAGACCTCTTTCGTATTCTGATTTTTTTTCAATGTCTAATATACGTTTTTCTAAATTTTCTATCACTAATATTTTTTCATCTAATCTATCATGTACTAAATTTATTTCATCTTTTAAAGAAGTAAATTCTGAAAAAACACCTCCTGCTGTAAAAACCGCAACAACAAAAGATACAACAATAGATAAATTGTTTTTTATAAAAGAATCTTGCATTTTAAAAAAATTTAACACATATATCCTTTCTTTTCATTCTATATAAAAGCTCTCCTTCAATTTCAAATTCATATTCGCTATCTTTTGTATATCCAACTTCCATCCCCTCTTCTATGCCTTGATTTATTATATTTGGATTTACAAATTTCACAGTTCCTTTATGAAGTTCGTAAGACCCTAAAGACACCTCTAAATTTTCTTCTCCTTTCGGTGATACAAAACAATAATCATCAAAACTTAAATATCCTTTTTTTCTTTTTACTAGATATATTTTTGATTCATCAACTAAATATAAATTATCTTTAAAATACTCTTTGCTTTTTCTTTCATATCCTTTCATATCGTAATATGATCTAAATACATTGTGATGCAGTACGACCTCGTCACCTTCTACAAGGTCGCCATCATAGTATAATGGAGTTTTTTTTATAATACCAAATCTATTTACATCTTTGGCACTTTCTATAGATGAGGTGACTATAACTCCACCCTTCTCTCTGTTGTATTCTTGATTGTTTTTCGGTGTTATTAAAAACGAACGTGTAGGTCTAAAAGTTAACATTATATTCTATTGTTATTGGAGTGTTTTGATTAAAAAATTTCCATTTTTTTATCTCCTCATCTTTTTGTATCCATAGATGATATCCTTCTTCATCTTGGGAAACCGCATGTATTTTCCACTTTCCACCCATCACATCTTGATCTACAACATAATGCATGGCGTTTTTATAATCAGAGCCAACTGATATTTTTCTAATATAATTCATTACATTTTTTCATTGTCTGTAAAATCTGTCACTTTAACGATTTTACCCATATCATAATGAACTGTTTGATATACACTACCGTCTGGCTTGTATATAATAAACATCCCATCATTAATTAAATCTCCATTTACAACTAATACACTTCCTTCTGCTACAGGTTTTCCTTCAGAATATAATACCATCTTAAGCCTCTCTGTAGGAGAGCTTACTATATGGCTGTCGTTTTTTTGACTATATCCTATAGTAAAACAAAAAAACGAGAATAATATTATGTTATATATTTTTTTCATTATTTAAATGCCATATATATGTATGTATCACCACTATTATTTAGTTGATGTACTGTATTGTTGTTAATTGTAAATCCATCTGAATTATAAGTAACTAAATTACTTCTTTGTATTTCAGCATAATTTTGATTTGGGAATAATTGGAAGTTATTACTACTTGTATCTCTTGTTGAATCAAATATAGACCAATCTCCATTAGTAGAAGTATTTGTCTTTTTAATTAACAAAAATCTTGGCTGAAATCCTGTTGTTACACTAACACTTCCTGTTGCTCCTGTATAACTCCCTATCTTACTATGTCCTGTAACTGAATACCAACAGTAGGCTATAAAGTTTACGTTATTTCCATTAGATTCAAAATGACTTCCTAATGTAAACGTATTTGATTGTACGCTTTTTACTCTATCCCTTGTTAATGAAGCACTAGTATCATTTAAATATAATGTTTTACCATTTCCTACTACAGAGCCGCCTACTACCCAGTAATTTGCATTATCCAAATCTTTAACTATTACTAATTCAGCAGCACTCGATAAACCTGTTCCCACAGTAGCATTATCTGTAGCGTTGCCAACGTACTTCACAATAGAAAATCCTGCTGCATCATTTACTGAAACTGTACTCTCAATAGTTCCTTCTGTATTTATCTGTGGGAGATTATCATCGTGGTCTCCTGCTTTCCAACACCAAGCAACATAAGAAGAGCCATATGTACCCCCTACTTGACCATTTATGCCATTATCTCCGTTAAGGTCATCCGCAATGGTAAAACCATTCGAATCAAAAGACATAATACCATCTCCGTAAGGTGATAAGTCAACTTGAGCATTTGTAGAACTGGAAGACAATCTTTGTTGACCACCCCTAACTGAATCAGATAAAAAATGATTAATTCCACTTGAGTAATCCCTATTCTTTATCCAAACCAAGTCAGGTTTGAAATCCGTTTCAATACTTTGAGTTCCCCCATTCCCTGTATAAGTAACAACATCAAAGCTATCTGTTACTGTTGGAGTAGTAGTATCTGGGTCTGCTGCTATTGCAAGGTAAATGTAACTGTAAGATGACCCTCCATCTAAATCATTTGACCCACCTCTAATTAAAAAACCATTAGATGTAAATTCAATTTGGTCATCAATATCTGCTTCTGAATTAGCTAAATTTGCATAAAGTTGCCTTTGGTCTGTATTTGTAACTTTTCTTTTATTGTCGTGAATACACCAATTTCTTGGCTGATTGTGAGATTTTATAAGCACAAAAGCAGGTTCAAATCCTGTTTCAACGTGAGTTGTATTAGGATATGCTGAAGTATAAGTACCTATTTTTTGGTAATCTGGTACTGAATGGAAGCAGTAGGCGATGTACTCATAACTTGTATTAGACCAATTTGTTGTAAAATTACTTGAATTAACAGTAAAAGCTAAATCAGTATTTTCTCCTCTTGTTGAATTTAATGCAAGTGAATTTCCAGATGTCAAATCTTTTGTCCAAACATACCAATTTGATGAATTATTAACGTGCTTAATAATAATCATTTCAGGAGTAGAAGATAATCCGTGTCCTGCAGTTTGAGTAACATTAAAACTTGATGTAAAATTTACAATACTAAACCCTGCATCTGTATTAGCTTTTACTGTACTTGTAATTGTTCCATCTGTGTTAGATGCTGAACTTTCACTACCTGCATTAAAGCACCAAGCAACGTAGTTTTTTCCACTTTCATTTACTTGTGCATAGCCATATTGTGAGTGCCCACCACTTGCCACTGTAAATCCATTTGTATTAAAAGCACTAATTTGCCCGTATGCACCATAAGTGCCTTCAGCTGAAGTTAAATCTGGATATAAAGAAGTTGAAGTGCCAGGACCTCTTACAGTATCTTGTAATGAATGAGAATATCCTAAAGTTCTGTCTTTAATCCAAACCATATCAGGGGCAAATTTCGTAGCTTCTTGGTAAGTTATATTAGATGCAGTTCCATCATAAGCAGCGTAATAATATCTTGTAGCATTAAAGTTTTGTAAAACTTCAGATGCAGTTAATGCACTACTATAAGCTCTTATTTCACCTACTTCTCCATCAAAATCATAAGTGCCAATATAATTTTTTAATACTCCAATATATAAATCTTCAGTTCCTGCTGTGTTTATAGCTCCAACAGGGGTAGTTGAACCTGCTAAATCACCATTTATATATACAGCCATTTTTCCACTTCCACCATCTGCATAAGTCATTACAATATGATTCCATTTATTTGCTTGTACTCTAACTGCTGAATTACCTGTTATTAAATTTGCAGCAGTTCCAACAGATGCAGTGTAAGCAAATGCGTCAATGTCCCCATCAGCATCATTTAATCGTACATAAAGTTTACTACTACCTCCTCCATCGTATATTGAAAAAAAGTGGTCTACAGCAGTTAAATTATCAGGTCTAAACCAACCCTCTAGCGTTAAATCAGTAGCACCATTAAATGTTGTACTTGCATCTATTTTTAAGTAATCACTAGAACCTTGTAAATCAAATCTACCTCTACCTAACCAATTATCATAACTAACATCTCCAACTATTGTAGCATCGTTATTATTTGAAGTAGAATCATCTATAGTAGTGCCGCTTGTATAACTGTCTACATTTAAATCTATAATTTTATTAGAACTTACAATAGTCCCTGCTGATACAAGTCCTGTATCATTTGCATTACCATCTAATTGGTATAAAGCAACTCCACTATTATCATTAAATATATCTGTAGTTGATATTGTAGTAGATGAGTGGGTTTCTCCATATAGAGTTGTTATTTCTGAAGAAGATAATGCTTTATTAAATATTCTTACTTGGTCTATTTTGCCGTTAAGATTTTGTGTGGTAGTATCTAATGCTCCGATTTTTGGCGAATGATTTCCTAAATTCAAGGATAAAGTTCCTGTTGTATCAGATGAGCCGTTTACATATAATACAACATTGTTACTTGTATCTCTTGTAACCGCAACGTGTACCCATTGACCGACAGACAAGCTATTAACAGAAGTTACGGAAGAACCATAATTACCTATTGATATTTTACCTCCTTCTACTTTAAAAAACAAATAAGTTCCCACATTAGTTCCGCCATCCCAAATTGTATAAATTCCTGCCGTATGGGAAGATGTGTTTAAGTAAACCCAAGCACTAACAGAATAAGCAACATTTCCTGTTCCTAAAGGATTCGATGCAGAAATATAACTACTACTCCCATTAAATACAGCACCTCTATTTATAAACCCACCTATACGTTGTGTAGTGCTGCTACCTGCATAAAGAACTGTATTAAAGTTTTCTGAAGCAAAAGTATTTGCTCCGCTTGTTGCTTCTGCACCTGATTTTATAAGCCTCTTACCAAGCATTAATATTAATTTATATTATAAAGAACTACTTGAGCCTTAGTTGTTTTTGCGTTTATTTCTGCTTCTTTTGTATTGCACTCTGTCCTAAGAGCTGCTCTTGCATCTAAAATATCTTGAGGTATTGCAGTTCCTAATTCTGATTTTCTGCTTGTATACCAATCTGTTTCTGCAAGCTTTGATTTGTAAACAGATTTTAGATTTACAATCTTTGCTGCTTTCATATCAGCTAAACTCTGATCCCAAGTTTTATTACTTTTTGTATAAGTAAATACAGTATTTTCTGAATCCCAAAATATATCACTTAGATCATGTATAGCAGAATTATAGTCCGTAGGTAAAACGACATCAAATAATCCAGCTTCTCTTAAAGAAACATCACTCATAGCTGGAGCATTTAAATGTGTTCCATTCGATGCATACAATACTTTTGGTACTCCTTGATATACCTTTATTGTTCCGTTTTTATTTATTGCTTTTGTTGCCATTATGTTGCTGCTTTACTAATTGTTGCCCATTGTTCTGTAGCTCCATTTGTTACAGCAATCTGAATCAGATTACTTACTGAGCCGTCATATGTTCCAGATATAACTTTTACAGATGCAGGTAAAGTTAATACAAACGATCCTGTAATTACAAGATCTTTCACCATACCTGTTGATACATTTGAAAATGTTAATGTGGTATCTGCTGATAGTGTTTTTGTAAATACTTGGGCTGTACTAAAATCAACAGCACTAGCAGATATAGTTGCTGCTGTTGTAAATTCAGCCCCAAGCTTGTCATATGATACGGCATCGTCATTTAATACCGCTGATGTTACTTTAGTTAGTGCCATTTTTTTATTTTAAGTTATTAAATCCCATTGTTGTTCTTCTTCATTCCATTCATATGCTTTCCCGTCTGTAGGATAAGCTACAGGGGCCTCCCAAAGACAGCTAGTTTCGTTTAGTGTCCAGCTATCAAATGGTTTTGGAGGGATGAATGCATCTCGGCTTTCATCGTATGTATATCCTATCCCAGCATAGTTTTTTCTAAAAGGCGTTCCTCCTAATTTATGGATGCCTCCTATAGTATTATAGGAAGTTCTTTTACAAACTTGCTTAAACATGTCTTGATAAACTAATTCCATATTATAATGTACAGAATCTTCATCTTTTCCAGTTATAACTTTAGTTACAATATTATTATAATTTAAAAGTGCATAATGAGCCATAATTAACTAAATTGAATTGTTCCACTTGTTCCAGCTGTAAATGTTGTTACTTTGTCCGAGCCATCTGTGGCAGTTGAGAACGTTAAAACTGCTGGGCTTGTAGTCTCTGTTATTGTGTAAGTGTTTGGATAGCGTACTATAACAATGCCAGAGCCTCCTGCTCCAGAACTGCCATCTGAAGCACCTCCTCCACCTCCTCCGGTATTTACTGTTCCAGAAGTTCCGCTTATAAAATTAAAATTAGTAGTATAATTTGGACCATAGCCTCCAGCACCGCCGCCTCCAGCTCCTCCAGCTCCGCCAGGTGGTCCATTTGCACCATCGCCAGCGCCTCCGCCAGCGTAAGTAACTGAAGAACCAGTAATAGAAACAGCTAAACCATCTCCTCCATCAGCTCCTTGAGCTTGATTTGCACCATCAGCACCAGCTTGCCCAGCACCGCCTCCGCCTCCACCGCTCATAGCTTGATACCCAGAAGCAAACCAGTTTCCATCGCCTCCATCATATCCTTGAACTACTGGACTTGTTACAGCTGACCCTCCTTGTACAGCAGAACTGCCCTTACTATATGGACTCGCTGCACCACCACCAGAACCACCATCTCTACCAACTAGGGTTGTGTATGGTGAGCCAGCTGGTCTTGCACGACCTCCACCGCCTCCAGTTGAAGTAATTGTAGAAAAAATCGAATCTCCCCCATCGTCACCAGTATTTCCAGCTTGTCCACTTCCAGCACCAGACTTAGAAGCTCCTCCAGCTCCAACTGTTACAGTAATATCTGTATTTGCTGGTACTGACAAAGATGACTCAGTATGTCCAGATAAAGATGATGAATTTGAATAAGACGTTCTTAAACCTCCAGCACCTCCTCCACCTCCTCCAGAAATTCCACCAGAGCCACCTCCAGCAACAACTAAATAATCAACATTTAAAAGAATAGGGTCATTAACTAAAGAAGTTGCAGTTTCATTAGCGGCATTATAAGCTAACCAGCCTTGAGTAGAATCCGAATAAACCAAAGAAACCCCTCCTCTTTCATAGTCAATCTTTACATTATTATTTGAGCTATTTATTTTATTAGATGAAGTTATTATAATTTTATTAGTGTCAGCTGTTCCAGCATAATCTACTAAATGCACTTCGTCACCAGCACTAGGTGAGCTTGGCATTGTAACTGTTATTTCTGCACTTGTAGTATTTACAAAATAACCTTTCCCAGCTACAGCTGTAAAGTTTGCTGTTTTAATTGAAGTGTCCCAGTCAGTTCCTGTTTCTACAGTTACTACTCCTGTTTGTCCATTAACACTTGTTACAGGTGGTGTTTCTATAGTTACTGCTCCTGTTTGTCCATTAACACTTGTTACAGGGCTTGATGTAACATTAGCTACAACACCTGCTGTTATTACTTCTATAGTATAACCACTAAGTGGTGCTGTGGTAAATGTTAATGTAGATCCGCTTATACTATATGTAGATTTTTCTTGATAAACACCCTGAATAAAAACAAACGAACTGTCTTCATCAACATCTGATTGTGTTAATGTAAAAGCCGTTTGTGATCCTGTACCTGTAAATTGATTTGATGCTAAGGATGTGTATTCTGCTGCATCAAAATGAACCACTTCTATTGCAGTTCCATTTGGTGGTGCCGTAGAAAATGTTACAGTCGTGCCAGAAGTTGTATAGTTGTCTTTAGATTGATAAACTCCATCAATATATACTTGTGTTTCATTTTCATCTGAAACGTCTTTAGAAGTCGTATATTGAGTTGTAGAACCATTACCAGTAAATGTGTCAGTATATATTTTTGAATAAACAGCTATAAAATGTACTACTTCTACTTCTGAACCTAAAGGAACTCCTGTAGAAAAAGTGACTACCGATCCGCTTGTTGTATAATTACTTTTAGCTTGGTATACACCATCAATATAAACTTGTGTATTAGAACTTGCTGTTATGTCAGAAGATATAGTGAAAGCTGTTTGATTTGCTGTAGCAGTAAATACATTCCTTTCAATAGAAAGCTCTGCTCCACCGCCTCCAGACCCTGATCCTGCAGTAGTTACTGTTGTAGCAGAAGTAATACGACCTTGTTGGTCTATTGTAATCTGTGGAGTGTTATTAGCATCTCCATAAGTTCCTGGAGTTACTGCTGTATCATCTAAATTAACAGTTACAGCACTGTCTGAAGATTGATTTGTCGTAAATGTTCCCCCACCTGATAATCCAGTTCCTGCAGTTACAGTTAATGTTGAATCGTTTATGTCTGTTAACTTAGCTAATTTAACCCAAGACCCTGCGTGAGCATAGTATGCATATCCTGTTCCATGTACATGAGCAAACATCCCGTGATAGGTAGTTGCAGATGGTAGGTCTGATTCTTGAGAAAAAACATTACCGTAGTATACTTTACCGTTTACCGTTAATATATTATTTGTCTCATCGACATCTATTAAAGTTGATTCTGCTGTATTTGTAGCTGTACCTACCCATATCTTACCTTGAGACAGGTTAGGAACATCATTTGTTCTGCCAGCACCAAAAACTTCAATACTACCATTGGTAGAATGAACTTTTACAATCTGACCAAACCTTTGTATTAAATCAGAACCTGTTGGTTTTGTGCCTACAAAAGCCCCACTTGATCCAACCCATATTGGGTCTCCTTCAGTGTATCCTGATGTAGAAAACCCAGAGGCTCTACCAAAAGCGATTGCATCACCTTCTGCCGCATCTGCTACAGAATCTGTCAATATACCAATAGCGGGCATTGTAGAGGCTGCTGAATTATCAGCCACATCTACCTCTAACACGTTTCCTGCTGGTGGATTAGTTGTGGGCGCAGCACGAACTATTGTTCCTGCACTAAGAGTTCCACCAGATACATTTTTAATTGTAAAAGATATTTTCAGAGCAGCGTCAGCTGTTCCTGCAGCAACAGTAGAAAAAGTTAAATTACCCGCACCATCTGTTACTATTGCTTGCCCTAAAGTCCCATCTGTAGATGGAAGTGTATAGGCATCATTTATCGTTATGTTATTAAGAAAACGATTTGCCATGTTTTAAATTATAATTTCTGTATAAGCACTCTAATTGCGTTTGATGCAGGAGCGTTTGCAAATGTTACAGTAATTTGATTTACGCTATTCCTAGACACATCAGCATACACCGTTTCTTTTGTTGAATTATCAAAAAGCTGAACAATTACATCTTCTGTTCCAAGATTATGTGTTACAGCAATAGCTGTTGTTGATCCATCTCCAATACTAGCTTTATATCTTAGGTCGTCAAGATTAACAGCAATGTCATAAGTTTTTATTCTGTTACCTGTGCCTGATAGTGTTTCTGTAACCGTGACACCACTTGCCCCTGTTTCCGTTATAGTAACGTCCTCTACAGAGTCCGCATACGTTGCTATTCTTTCGTAAGCTCCTCCAGATTGCTGGATCTTCCAGTCTGTATCGCTCTCGTCCCATATTAAACTTCTATTAGCACCTGTTCCTCTTTCAACCTCTATACCTGCATCTTGTGAAGGAGCACCAGTTTCGTCAGAGTTTAATGTGATAATGCTATCCCCTATCTCTACAGTGTTGGAATTTACAGTAGTAGTTGTTCCATTGACAGTTAAATCTCCAGAGATGGTAACCGTATCTGTGTTAGCATTACCTAAAGTTACGTTACCGTTTACAGTTAAGTCGTTTGTTACGGTTAAGTCATTTCCTATTGTTACATCATTTGGAAGCCCAACTGTTATTGTATCACTAGGACCAAACTTACCTGCTGCACTACCTCCTGTAGTTGTTACTTCTATTTCATTTGTAGTGCCATTAATTGTAACTTCTTGTGCAACTCCATATACAAAATCATATATCTGATCTCCTGTGGCTAGAGATGTTCCTGAATTTGTTACTGCACCTGTTACAATAGCTAAACTTGGATTTGGTCCATTTGGATCTGTTATTGTTAACTGATTAGATGTAGTGGTTTGTACGCTTTTAATATCTCCAGACGCATCTACAAAAGATGTTCCATCAAAGAAATATATCCTGTTATCTGTTGAATTGTAGTATATCTGTCCCTCAACAGGATTACTTGGAGCAGAAGCTAAAACATGAATAACTCCATTCTGAAGTTCATTCTTATTTAAATCAATACTACTTAAAAAATCTATTGCCATTGTTTTTTAGTTTAGATATGCCGACCCTGTAAAAGGAGCTGAAAATGTTAAGACTATCTGGTTATTATTGTTATATGTTTGAAAACCCATTACTACGTTTCCTCCAGAATCAACAACTGTTACAGTTGGAAACTTTTGAAGATTGTGGTTTATTGTCCAAGTCGCAGAAGAGTTTGTTTGATTAAAAACAAAAGTAGGCTCTTTAACAGATCCCTGTGTATTGAAATAACTAGCTAATGAATCAGGGCTAAAATTTTTAGTGACTAGACCGTTGTCTCCGTCAGACCCAATCCATAAATCACTTCCACTGATATTAGTGTCTATTGGATATGAACTTATTCTAGGCATAGGTTTACTTTTAATGCAAATTTACAAAAAAAAACAAGTGCTAAACTCTTATACGAAAACACAAAGCCTATGTAAATCTTTATTTAGCTTTACCCTTAAGCTTTTCAAAAGTTCTTAATCCACCAAGTCCAAGCATACCCATTAAAACAGTAAATAGAGGCTCAGAATCTAATTGAGGAAACTCTATATCTGGGTATATAGTTCTTATTATAGGGAAGGCTATAAAATGATACCCAAAAGCAATACCACAAATCCAGCCTATAAAAGGTCTCCATCCAGCAACAAACATACTTCTATGCTGTGCTTCAACCTCATTAATTTTTGTTTGAAGTTCTAATATTTGATTTGGATCAAGCTCCTTCCCTTTGATAGCTTCTCTAAGGTCTAGAGCCAATCCTCCTATTTTACTTCTTCCAGATCCACCACCTCCAAGAAGACTTAATAATGCTTTTAACATTTTATTTTTTATCTTTTAAAACAAACTGCGCTCCAACAACTGAAAGCTTTGATATAATTTCTCTTTGAAGTTCTATAATCATAGCTTCAAGCTGATCATTTCTTTTTTCCATTGTATCAGCTAAAGACTGAAGTGATTCAACTTTTTGTTGTAAAGCATTTACTTCATCTGGGTTTTTACCAATTATTGTATATATAACCACAGATAATGATCCGACAATCATACCTATAATACTAACAAATATATCTTTATTAGATTGAGGTATGTCATTATAAGCTAAAAAAAGCATTAATGCGACTACAAGTATAAAAACACCTGCAGCTCCTACGTAATGTCTGATTTCTTTATTCTTCATTTTTGGTTTATCAGTTTTTGTATTTGGTCTTTTCTGTAAAGTTTCGTTACTCATATTAATTCGTATTTTGTCTTACCATTCAATTTAACTGCTTTAAGGCATCTACCTCTATTCTCGTCTTCAGACACATAACTCACATGAACCCAATTTGGATTATTTTCATCTCCAAACTCCCATATGAGTTGATCAAAATTTATGTTGTCTTTGATATAATGAAACATTTCAGCATTTGTTTTATGACCAAATATGTCATCTATATCAATCGCTCTACCTTCACAATGCTGGCTTCTTGAACTTCCACCAATAGCTTTGTTTAAATCTGGACACCTAAAAAAACTATTAATTTTTATTGGTCCGCCAACCCACTTTCTTAAGGGCTCGAAAACATTAAAAGCGACACCAACCATATTTGTTAATTGATAACCGCTTGGTTTGTTTTCGATACCTAATCTAAGAGCTGTGTTCGATTTAATAGCTTCTGCATATGAAATATGATCGCTAATTTTCATTTCTTAGGCTTTCTTCCTGGTCTAGTTTTTCCTGTAGCAGCTTTTGGTATATCTCCTACTTGATTTCCTACCTCTTTGATTGCTTTTGAAACATCCTTAAGCTCTTGGCCAACACGTTCAACTCGAATAGTAACGTCATCCTTTAACTCTGCGAATTTTTGTTCTAGAATATCAGGAATCATGTTATTGTTTTCATCTTTTGTAAGACCTTTTTTTGTCATCCATATAGCCAAAATATTTACTATAATTAAAGCTACAATGACAGCAATTAAAATTAAAATTATATTATTCATGTTATTATTTATTTAAATGTGATCCGTCACAATTACCTTCTGTATTTTGTGTGTTACCACACTGACATGGTTTAGTTTTCATAATCTTTTAGCACCTCCTCTTGCTCTATTTCGTTTTCTATGTTCTGCGACTATGGTTCCGTTCTTGTGTGAACAATCTATTTTATCGCCCTTTTTTCCATATTTACGATTCCAGGCATTACACTCTACACGTTTTTTGACTTGTTTCTTTTTTTTCTGAAACTGTTTGTCATAAGAAGCTTTCTTGGCTCTTGCCTTTGGATTGCTTTTATAGTATAAAGCTGTTTTGCCTAAATTCATTAGTATTTACTTTTCATTTTTTTACCTGTTTTCTTTGCATATTTTTTAGCTGCAGCTTTTCCTTTTTTAGTATATGCAAATTTTTTTCCTCCTACTTTTGGCATAATTAATCTTCTTTTTTGGTTGTTTTCTTTATTTTAACTTCTCTTGGCTTAACTTCAATTTCTTTAGTAACTAAACCCATTCTGATTTTATAGTCTTGCTTTGACTCGTCTCTACGTCTTGCTTCCATATTTATAAATTTATAATTAAACTTAGTCTTTATTTTTTAATTTTTTTATTATTGATATAATAGTATACCCTATTGCTAACAACATTGATATCATCTGCAAGTAGGGGTTTATTGCTGAAACACTAAACGCTAGTGCTATTAAATTCGCTCCATATATCTTCAAATCTTCCATCTTATTTAAATGCCATATATATAAACGTATCTCCGTTATTATTATACCTACCACTTCTTACTGTAAAACCATCTGAATCTAAAGTAGTTCTGTTTGGTTCATTTGATTCTACATTAGATAAATTTGGATATAATTCTTCATCATTTCCCCTTACTGAATCAATTATTACCCATCTTCCTGTATCATCTGCATTTTTAAGAAGTAAAAATCTCGGCTGAAATCCAAGTCCTGTTATAGATTGGTCTCCTGAATCATTATTACCCTCATAACTCCCTATCTTACTATGTCCTGTAACTGAATACCAACAATATGCTATAAACTTATCTCCACTTGCATTAGTAGCAGGTTTTGTTCCTACTGAAAACACAGAAGATGTTGGGTCTGTACTATTCCAAGGTAATGAATCATCATCAAAAGCAACATCTGCATTTAAAGCTGCTTTTTTTTCAGAACCTACAGCTGTACTTAAAACCATCCAATTATCTACTGAATCTAAAGTTTTTACAAAAATTAGTTCAGGTGGATTTGAAAGTCCGTGACCAACTGTTGCATTTGCACCTGTACCTGTATACTTCACAATAGAAAATCCTGCTGCATCATTAACCGATACAATACTATCTATACTACCCTCTGTGTTTATTTCAGGTAGGTTGTCATCGTGTGAACCTGCCTTGAAGCACCAAGCTACGTAGGTTTGTGAACTTCTGTTTACGTAATAGTTACTCGTATTTGTTTGGTCTACTGTAAATCCATTTATATCAAAAGATTCTAAAGCAGGGTTAGCAGATTGGTCTATTTGAGATATAGTTTGATTTGGTGATATTAAATATTGATTACCTCTAACAGAATCAAATAATGCGTGATGTGATGCATTTGTACGTTCTTTTATCCAAACAAGGTCAGGTTTAAAATCCGTTTCAATATCTTGTGTACTACCATTCCCTGTATAAGTAACAACATCAAAGCTATTTGCTTGTGTTGGTTGTGTTATATCTGGATCTGCTGCTATTGCAAGGTAGAGGTAGGTTCCGCCATTAGCATTATAACTTGAGTCAGTAGAAATATTTTGAAACCCATTAGAAAGAAAATCTATTGCATCATAATCACCCTCTACATTTGATAAGTTAGGGTACAATTCTTTATCTCTTGGATTGCTTAGACTTCTTTCATTATCTAATATTCTCCAATTTGCAGAACTATCAATCCTTTTAATCATTAAAAAAGCAGGTTCAAATCCTGTTTCTACAATAGTTCCATTTGTAGAGCCATTGCCTGTATATTTACCTATTTTTTGATAAGAATCTATATTAGCAAAAGCATAACAAATATAATTATTACTTGTAGCATTTACTGCTGTACTATTTGATATTTGAATAGTTGTAGTATTACCACCTCGCAGTACATTATCAGCTGTTTGTGCCGAGCTAGCATTTAAATATAAATTATAAGTGCTGCCTGATAATTCATCGGAATAAACATACCAATAAGTTGACCCTGTAGTTCTATTCTTAAAAAAAGCTAATTTTACTTGTTGTCCTAATCCATGCCCTATTGTTGAGTCAGCGGTTCCATTACCTGCATAAGATATTATATTAAATCCCGCTGCTACGTTGGCTGAAATATTTGTTGTGATTGTTCCATCTGAATTTGATGATGTACTACTTCCTCCTGCTTTCCAACACCAAGCAACATAAGAGCCATTTCCTGAATATGTTCCACCACTAGGCCCATTAATTTCATAATCTCCTGCACTTGTATCTTTTACAGTAAATCCATTAGAATTAAAAGAAGTTACACCTTTATCAGTTGATGTTCTGTCTATTTCTGAACTTGTTGTATTTGCCCCTAACTGTTTATGCACACCTCTAATAGAATCAAATATTACGTGATTTGCAACACTTCCTGTTCTTTGCTTTATCCAAACCAAATCAGGAGAAAATTTAGTTCCTTCTTTAAATGCTACATTAGATGCAGTTCCATCGTAATTAGTTTCTGAATAAGCTGAAAATCCTGTAGGTACAGTATAAGCAAAATCTCCTTCTCTAAATCTAAATGTTAATTGGTCAGAAGTATTATAAACCCAACCTGCTGCATAGTATTCACTACCTGATAATGTAAAACTATTAGTTCCATTTGATGGGTTTGCACTATTAAACCAATTTCCATTTTTTCCAAAATATACTTTTTGATTATCTAAATCTAAAGCACACATTATTACATTACCTATTGAAAAATCGCCTAAACTTTCATTATGTACACTTGAGCCATTATTTATAACATTACCTCCATTAAATACTGCCCATTCATCTTGACTTGTACCACCAAGATATGTTGTCATAGTACAAGTAGGACAAAGTAATCCCAAACCACCTCTTGAACTTGGGAAATAACTTGAATTATCATAATACATTTCAAAATACCACTTTCCTGAACTTTTACTTTCTGTAACTCTTGTTGATGCATAAGAGCCGCCTGTATTACCTGCTATCTTTCTGTTATTTACAGTATATGCAATAGAACTTGTATTTATTGTAGAATCAAATGCAATTTCAGTCACACTATCTGTAGCATTTGCATTAGTTTCAAATTCATAAAGAGTAACACCACTACCATCGCTAAATATATCTGTTGTTGATTTAGTTGTAGAAGTGTAATCATCTTCTTGATATAAAGTTGTTACTTCTGAAGAGGATAATGCTTTGTTAAAAAATCTTAATTGGTCTAATTTACCATCAAATTCAAATCCACTCGACAACTGATATGTACCTATTTTGACATCTCCTGTATTTGTTGAGACAGTACCTGATAATGTTTGAGTTGCTTTTAAAACTCCATTAAAATATATTTTAAATTCTCCACTACCATTATGTGTTACAACAATATGTTCCCAATTTCCTGTAGTAGAATTTGCTCCTGTTTCTAAATTACTTATTACACCATTAGAAGTATTATGTATCTGAAATTGATAACCTTTGGTTGTTCCGAAATATTCTAATTGCCACCCATAGCTTCCACTACCACCATTAGCTTTGTCTATAATAAAATCTCTATTTGTTGTGTTTCTATTAACAAAGAAACTCATACTTGTGGCATTCACAAAATCAAAAATAGAACTGTCAGGAATTGTTATTGTACTATTACTCCCATTAAATACTGCACCTCTTAATATTTTACCCCCTTCTATTTTCTGTGTGCCTCCATTACCTGTATATGTAATAACTTCAAATCTTTCAGATGGTAAAGGAACAGTTACTTCAATACTAAACGCTCTAGCGTTAGTTTGATTTTCATTATCAGTAGCTGTTATTGTAAAGTTATATGTAGTATTTGAAGATATAGATGGTGTTGCTGTACCTGTAATTGCTCCTGAAGATGTATTTAAAGATAATCCTGTAGGTAAAGCTCCAGATGTAACAGCATAAGTTATTGCACCTCCATCTGGTTCTGTTGCAGCTACAGTAAAGTTTGCGGTAGTGTCTTTTACTACAGATCCTAAAGATCCAGCAGCTGTTGTCCAAGAAGGAGTTGCGTTATAAATAATAACATTGCTTTGTGTGGTTGTACCACCAGCAGCATTTCCTAATACTAAATCATATGTTCCGTTTGCTAAGGCAGGGGTGGTAACAGAAAGCTGTGTTGCAGATAAAACGCTTATAGCTGAAACTGATGTTGTTCCAAATGTAACAGTAGTATTTGCATCATATCCTGATCCATTAATAATTAATGTCTGACCTCCTGCTGCATTTAAAGCTGTTGTAGCACCAGGATAATCTAAAGAAGTATAACCAGGGCCAGCAACTTGAATATCACCCCATCGCATTGTACCATCAGCATTAGACAATAAAGCTTGTCCATCAGTGCCGTGTGCAGCTCCGCTTAAATCGAGTTGTCCTGATTTTATTTTTGTTTGTGCCATATACTAGCGTCTTTTTTTTCTTTTTCTAAGAGCCTTAAAATCTGCACCTGTAATTACATTTCTTGGTTTAGCTATTCTTGCTATTCTTTTCTGTGCTTCAGAATATTTTTTTCTTCCTTTAGGTTTTGGCATTTTACTATCTTTTTGTTCTGACTTTAGCTTTCTTTGTGTTTGACACAAATTGTGTAGTTTTTCCTACCCTTTTCTTTTTCTTTGCAGTGTTGGCTCTTTCGGCTTGGGAAAGAGAACGTGCTTTCGAGAGAGGAAGGCATCTGTCTGGATTCTTTTTATTTTTGCTTGTGCCACATGGACCCATGATTTTACCGCTGGTAGAAATTCTAACCCACTTTTCATCTCTCCATTTTTTTAAGGCTCCCATTATTTTTTACTTTTTGACTTTTTAGCATAATTTGGATCTTTGCAGTATTTTGATGCAGCCATGTTTGCATACGCACTAGGATATCTATCAAATGTTCTTTTAGCCCAAGCTATTCCTGCAGGACATATTTTATTGCCTCTGTTTGCTTTTGTTTTACTTTTTGCCATATGGAAATATTTCGTTTAAAGTTTTTCTTCTACCTTCACAGCCACAAGGCTTATTTAATGATTTTGATCCAGCTTTTACAATAGCTTTTATTCCTGTAGCTGTTGTAAATGCGTCGACCGTATCCCCAAGACCTTTATGATTTTTAAATAAATTTGCCATCAATATTTTCCTTGTCTTGATTTAGGAGATGATTTAGTGGACCCTCCTTTTCCAGCCCATAAATTTTTACAAGCCCAATATCTTGCTGTCAACTTATTGGTTGCAGAAGAACAATTATGTCTAGCTTTAAAAGATTTTCTTGCAGCTGACGAATAATTATGACCATAACCTTTAGCTCCAAAATGAATTATTTTTTCTGTTCCTCCAGAACAAGCCTTCACCATTCTTTTCTTTCCTGGCCTAGTGCTAGGGCGTGGTGAGTTGCATTTCATCTTAGATTTATCTACTCTCTTTGCCATGGCACAAATATACGATAAAAAAAAGTTCGTTATTTTTGAGTTTATAAATTAAATCTACTTGAAAAGACCAGCGAAAAGGATTCGACAAAAAGCTTCCGATAAATATCATATAGCATATGAAAAAGAAAGAAAATATAATTTTCTCAAATATTGGAGGATTATAAAGTATTATGTAAAAAGAAAATATAATTTATCTGAATCTGATTTGGAAATGCTTCTTTTTCTTTATGATGAAGGTAAATTTAACATGGATAAATTTAAAGAATATGCAAACGTAATGCATTGGGATCGTAATCGTTTTTGGAATTTAAAACAAAATAAATTTATAAATGTTTGGAGAAAAAAAAATGAAGTAGCTAATAGAAAACCAATATACGAGCTATCTGTAAAATCTGCCAGAATATGTAACTTGGTGTATAAGAGGTTGTTACTGGAAGAAAAAATTTCTGAAAACCCAAGAATAAACCCCGTCATGAAGGGCACAACCTATACTGACAGGGTTTATAGAATGGCAATAAAAAAGATGAATCGAAAAATCAAAGACTGACCGCCTTTTTCAAAACATCGTAATCTCTTACGGAAACCCTGCTTTTTAGTTCCCTCATTGTAACAGGTAGACCTTCGTCTTTTATCTCAGCCACAGCATGCTTGCACTTAAGAAACTCCGATTCCTTTTTTATGTCCTTGTTTCGAAGCTTAAGATTTAATAACATCTTATTATCGAAACTTCTGCGCACCGTAGGTGCACTACAACCAAGGACTTCTCCGATTTTTTTCATCGTAAGTTTACCTTGGATTTGGCTGCAGGCTCTCCATATATCAGATGATTCAAATCTTATACTTGGATGAATTAACTGCTGCACAATCTTTCGTTTCTCTTCAATTGGTATCATTTTCGATGGGTTAAAGATAACCTTTCTCTTTTTTCTACAATAAGGTTTTGTTAAAGTTTTTTCCCAAACATCTTCACAAATTGCATCTATTCTTCTATCGCTGTATGTTCTAATAACATGTCCGTTTGATCTATCTGTCATTTGCTTCATGTGGCGTACAAAAACAGAGTATTCAATTTTTGGATTAAGCCACCTTAATTTTTCCGCCACGTACTCTACTTCTTGAATAGAGTTTATTTTTCTTGTAGTCCTGTATAAACTATAATATTCCACTCCTTCAGGAAAAAACAGATATTTCTTTCCTTCGAATCTAAAAGAAGATTCCATAATGATTCTATCTTTTTCATATTCGAAAAGAGGTATGTACATTACTCTTTGACAACGATGCCACTTTCAAGTAGAACTAACTTGATTTCACCATTTATTCTCATTTCAGAAGCAGCCATTCTATCATAATAAACATGATCTCCTGTTTTGACCTCTGTTACTTTGTTTCCAACAGACTCTACTATGCCTTTAACATATCTGACGTTCTTGTCTGTTTTACTTGAAAGTATAACTCCTCCAGATTCAATTTCATCTGTGATTGCATTTACAACTATATATTCTCCTAACGCCTTCATGCTCGTACATTTGTAATTACACAATCTGTTGTAATAAGTTCGCAACAAACACTTACAGCGTTTTCAACTACATTTTTAGTTACTGCTGTAGGATCTAATATTTTATCTTCAAACATATCAACTATTTTATTAGTTAATGCATTGTAACCGATTTTATAATCATCTTCTACAATTTTTTTAGCTATAATTGTATATGATTTGTCAGAAACTCCAGAATTAGAAAGTATTGTTGTTAGTGGCGCAACCAAAGCAATTGATAAAACCTCCCATGCTTTTGAATAAGATGAATCAAGTTCTTCAAAATTAGCATCTTCACAATACTTTGTCACTTCTCTTGAAATATGTAACAAAGCACAACCTCCTCCAGGAACAACCCCATGCTTCATAGCAGCCCGAGTAGCACTTATTGCATCATCCACTCTGTCCATCTTCTCCTTCATTTCAACTTCTGTTGAAGCTCCTACATGTACTGTAGCAACTCCTCCTGTCAACTTCGACAACCTATCTCTTAAGTGCCACTCATTGTCTGCTTCTTTTTCTTTCGATATCTCTTTTTCTAAATGATCTTTCAAAGTCTTTATTGTTTCTGGATCTTCAGGCTCTACAAAAAATACAGTTTCGCCTTCAGACACAATAACCTTATCAGCTCCTCCTAAATATTCTGGTGTTATTTGTCCAAAATCATTTCCTTGGGCTTCTGAAAAAACTGAAGCTCCTGTCATAATACCCAGGTCTGATAATAATTCATCTCTCTTATACCCTATTCCTGCTGGCTTTACAACACAAGCTTTGAACCTTCCTTTGTTGTTATTTAATATCATAGTGGCTAGAAACTCATCAGAGGTATCAGCAACAATGATTATTGGTTTACTTTTTTCAGCACAATACTGAAGTATAGGTAAAATCTGCTGCGCACTTTGTATTTCAGTAGACGATATGAAAATAAGGGGAGACTGAGCAACAAATTCACGTTTATTAATATCCGTGACTAAGTGGTGGGATGCCCAGCCTCTATCAATTTTAGTACCTTCTTTTATTGTAACATAACTTTTTTCATTGTAAGACTCTTCAACTGCTACTACCCCGTCTTTACCAACTTTATGATAAGCATCTGCTATAAGACCTCCTAATAATGGATCGTTGTTTGCAGATATAGATGCAACTGCTTTTAGTTCTTTTTTATTAAGCTTTGAACTCATCTTATCTAATTTTTTAAGAACAAAGTCTTTTGCATCATACATCCCTCTTTTAAACTGATGCACGTTGCTTATTTCATTTCGAGTTATCAATCCAAGTATAGAACTACAAAGTACAATCGAAGAAGTAGTCCCATCTCCAGCCCGAAGGGCTGTTTTTTTACTAGCCTGACGAACTGTATTCATCGCTAGGTTTTCTATTGGATCTTTTAAAAGAATGCTTTCTGCCACCGTAATACCATCTTTTGTAACGTGTGGTCTTCCGTGAGCATCTTCTAGTATAACTGTCTTTCCGTTTGGCCCTAATGTAGACCCTACAGCTGAATTTAAGGTATAAACCCCATCAAGCATTTTGGTCCAGGCTTCATTCTTAAAAGTTATTTGTTTTTCTATCATCGTAAATTAAATTTGCATTAAATGTATATTTTATTTATTTTATATTTATTATATATATATATTATATAATAGCAGTATAATAACTCTGTTGTATACAATAACTCTGTATATACTAGTAATTATACGGTGTATAGCAAACCCCTTCAGTGTGCGATACTTCGTGCGGAATAAAAAACACAAACCCCGCAAACCATTATTATTACTAGGTTTATTATCATTGAAACATGTGCGGAGTTCGTGCAGTCCCATTAGTCAATCGGGTGATCCTTCATATTAGCCACATGTGACCATTCCATCACTAGCTTATCGATTTCCTTTAGTTTATCGTGTATATCAACTGGTAGTTCAAACATATTATCCGTTTCGATGAGGTTACCTAAATCTTTTAGAATAATCTCTACGGCTTTATTTCTTATCTCTATCATTGTTTTAACAGCAAAGTATCTCTCGGTTATTAAGTGATTTATAACCATACGATCAGATCCCTCGTGTTTTCTTATGTGACGGTACTCTTCTTCTACTGTCCGCCCTTTGTGGTCGTTTTTTTTAGGCATTGTATTAGATTTAATTAAAAAAAGCCCAGGTATTAGAAAAAAACATTCAAATAAAAGACAAAACCATAATCTAGATACCTGGACTTGTCCAAATGAAACTCATAACAAATATAATAAAAATGTGGCATAAAAAAAAATAGCCTAACACACCTATATAATTACTTAATAGAGCTTAAAAAAGTTGCCACATGTTTGGGGCAGTTAAATGTCTGGAGTAAATGGGTTCTCTTACATATCAGGATAGTTACATAATTTAGAAAAACACTTTCTTCAGACCCACCCCATCACTTCGCAGTCACACTTTCTCAGATTTTTTTGCCTTTTTTTTCTCAACTGTGCCGTTTTATTACCCTTTTCGCTTCATGCCTTCGCATTTTGCGATAAAATTCACGCTTTTGGAGAGGTGGGGCTATCACACCTGCCATTATCCCACCCCCTTAAATAATTGTTTGGTGTTGGCTTTACAATCATTGTCTTCACTATCAACATCTTAACGGCTATACAAATAAGATGTTCATTTCACAATATATTTTTGATTGCAGCAAGATTACAATGAAACAATATGCTATCATACTTGCATAGCAAAAACATTTTGTAAACAAAAGTTTATTGCTCTAACAAGCATTCCCATTCGGTGATAACATATTCTATCATTGTGAAGTATAAGCATAATCAAAAATTTATTATTATGAAATTCACTACTATTACATGTACAGTCGTCAAAAGAGTTCAACGTGAGCGCTCACAATCAATACGTATTGCTCACGTATTTGGTGAAGTTACTAATCCAGAAACTGGTACTACTCGTACAGTACAGTACAAAGATTGTTGGTTACCTTTCGAATGGTACAACAAAAAGAATCAACGCAAGCAACTATCATTTACAGATGCACAGCCAGAAGAAGTACAGGTATACAATCCTATTACTAAATCTACTGAAACACATATCAAACGGTTTACATTCTACATACCTGAATGGTGTGGTTCTAATCTAAAAGCTTGGAGATCACAATCCAATGAACAACTAGATTTGTTTGAGAATGATAATGATCCTATCACTATTATCGAACAACAATCGGCTGACATGACTCATTCATCTGATTTACGCAGACTTGATATGGCAGGTGCTCAATACATGATGTTTGATTCACCTATCAATCTAAGTACAGAAATACAAGATGAATTCGATGCCTACTCTTACGGTATTGATTAATGCTGCTTCGCAGTTAAAATTTATGAATTTTTTTTTCTTTTTATCTCTGTTCAAAACTAGTCAGAGATTCGGATTTGTTTAACATCCAGGTTGCTAGTTATCCTGGTTTATTTTAAAAATTATGATAAAAATAGAATTTACTTTCATCAATCAAGTTGGTATGAGTATATATGCAGAAGATATCAAACTAGATGGTATCACTATCATCGACTCAGCATATCTAGCAACATCTCAATTACAACTGCTAAATGATGTAAACGTTGCTGAACTTGAGGTTCCTTGTGATATACAAGCTATGATTCCTGACTGGTTACTGCGTTCTAAAATAGAACAAAGCAAAGCTGAACAACAAGAAGCGAGTGCAAGCACAGTAAGAGAATTGATTGATCTTGCAACATCTTAAAACAAAACGACTTCAAGTCTCGTGTCGTTATATTTCTAACAGTCAGGCTGCGAGACGTCCTGACAAAATTTATATATTATGAATAATTCTAAAAGACCTATGCGTAAAAAACGTGTAGGAAACTTTGCACACAAATACAGTGATGCATATGTAAAACAATTAGGTGATGAATCTTTACAGTCTAGTATATCTGCTGTTGCTAAAAAACATGGGTTAAAATATCATGTTGCTAAATATATAGTAGATAAATATAGGTTACTAAAACGTAAGGGTAAATTCGATAAACCTGTGACACAAACTAAGGGCAGAGTATATCTAAAACCAAGAGTAATTGGTTTCAAAGATATGAACACTGCATGGTCTGTAATCAATGACATATTCAATGATGAACAAATTGATGTAATTCACAAGTTTTATAACACAGTTTTGTTTGAAACAGATAGTATTACTGTTAACGATTTAACAAGTGCGAAGTATGAACAGGTCTAAGTTTACTAAAAATCTTTGTAAACTTGTTACTATTCAATCAGCATCATATCAAACAAAAGTTATGATGCGTTACATCAAAGGTGTAGTGCAGTCAATTGGTGGCTGTACTATTACCTTCGATGATTATGGTAACATGTATGTAACAAAGGGCTCTGGTCCATATCCAGCTATGGTATGTCATACTGATACAGTGCATGATATTGTAAAAGAACCTATAGCATCAGCTATAATCAAAGGTAATATTGTGGCTTTCAAAACTATAAGTATGGAACAAGTTGGTACTGGTGGTGATGACAAAGTTGGTATTCACATAACTCTTGAATTACTTAAAGAACGTGACAACATGAAAGCTGTTTTCTTTCTTGATGAAGAAGTAGGTTGTATTGGCTCATCAAGTTGTGACTTTAAATTTTTTAATGATTGTTTATTTGTTCTTGAATGTGATCGAAGAGGTGACACAGACTTTGTAAACAGTATATCTGGCACAGAACTGTATGATAATAATTTTGCTGAAGCTATCAAAGTTATATTACAAAAACATAACAGAACTACATGTAGCGGTGGTATGACAGATGTTTTAGAAATAGCTTATGAAACAGATTTACCTGTTGCAAATATGTCATGTGGATATTACAAACCACACTCTGATCAAGAGTACATCAATATAAATGATGTTATTAATACATATCAACTATGTAGAGATATATTTAAATACATTAATGTTAAACATAGTTACAATAAAAAAAGAACTTCTTATTTCAAAGGTTATAATTATGGTAACTATAATAATTGGGGTCATGGATACGATATGTATTATGAAAACTATGAGGATGTATATGATCTGACTTCTGATGAACTAGAAGAATCAGTGAAAAAAACATGTGGATCAAAATGCGCAATGCGAAATGGTTTTTGCGATAGTTGCATGATGCATGTTGATGAAATGTATGAATTTTATAATAATGATATAGATGAGACTAAATCTACAACAATGGAAACACCTGTACAAACTTTCAGACTTCCTTCTAAATCTTCTGATTGAAAGAGGTGATAATAGTATCTATTCTGATGATAGATTATGCAGATGGTTTGGTAATTGGATCGAAAATGATATTATGACTAAAGATGATCTACCACCATCGTTCAAATATATTGAACATAAAAATATGGTTGTATTTAATTACAAACTATATGATCATAAATCAGCATTATGGTTTTATGATGATTCAAGAAATTACTTATTTCTTTCTCAAAATTATGACCCATTATGTGTAAATGGTATGGAACTAGAATATATGAATCGTATGAAAATACCTTTCTTTATAAATAATAGTATAGATTTTAGAATGAATGGCAATGCAGTTGAAGCAACATACCAAGATGAAAACGGTAACAATCAAGTAATGAATGCAGGTAAAGCAATTAAAAATTTACCATGGCTTATAAAGAAAACTGATTCAGATATTGAATCAATGGTTAATCAAGTAAAAGCAAAACTTGATCCTAATTTAGAATTCAAAATTGTTTCTGGTAGTGATATATTATATTGGTATCATGGTACGAACTACGCTAGTAATACAGGTTCTTTAGGAAGTAGTTGTATGCGTTATGGAAAATGTCAACCTTATTTACATATTTATAGAGATAATCCTGTAGAAATGTTAATAGCTATTGATTCAGAAAATAAACTTCATGGTAGAGCACTACTATGGCCAAGAAAAATGTGGAACAGAAACTATTGGGATGGTGTTGATTATATAATGGATAGAATATATGGTAAAGATCATATTATTCAAAAATTTAAAATATATGCTCAAAACAAAAAATGGGTATATAAAAATCGACAAACATTTCAAGAAAATGATACATGGCGTGTTCCTGGTGATTACGAACTATGTGTTAAAAGATGTCGTATGAATCTTGATAATATAAACTTTGATGAATATCCTTATATGGATACATTTAACAGAATCGATTGGGATGAATCATGTTTAAAAAATCATGGTCAAGGTTGTATACTTGATAGCACAGAAGGCTATATTAATGATAATACTTATTCTTGTAATAATTGTGGTTCTGATGTTGAAGATGATGATTCAGTATGGGTAAATGATGAAAGATACTGTTCGGATTGTACAGTATATTCAGAATATTCTGACTGTGATTTTCTTGAAAATGACGCTACATGGTGTGAACATATATCATCATATATACATTATGATGATGCAGTTAAAATTACTTTTGGAAGTTATATAGATCAATATACACATTACGATGAAATAATAGAAGTTTACAATAACGAACATGAAAATCTTATAGTTCCTGAATCTGATGTTACTTCTAGATATGCACCAGTTCCATTCTATTGTGAAGATCCAATTTTACGTATTGATTTTAAAAGTAGAGATGAAAATCATGATGGAGGGTATTTAGTTGCATCACTACATCAAAGGTATACAAGAAATTGTTGGGAACAATTTATGGATCGTGTGTATTCACATATTAGAAACAAAAATGCATCACCCGAACCAAATTATCATGTAATTCAAATAATTATTAAAACTCTTAATAATGAAGAAATAATTATTGATATTAATGATAATTACTCAACAGAAATACATGAAACTATGTGTGCTATTGCTGAACATTATCCATTAACTTTTGAATCCTTAACTATATAATTATGCCTAGAAACAAGTTCTCAGATATATTTTTTAATGTAATATGTATTATTATACTTATTACTTTGTTTATTTACTTATTAAGTAATTAAAATAAGAGATGTAACTTTTTATTACATCTTTTGTTGATTCACTATCATCACGCGCGACGCAGGGCGACGCAGGGCGACGCAGGGCAGTGTCGAATGTGGCGAGTTTATAAAAATTAATGCTTATTAACTTGTATTTGTGGATAACATTGATTATATTTACATAAAATATTCAGATTTATGAAACATATAAATAAACTTTACTATTCAGAATTAGAAAAACTAATAGGTAAACAAATTAAGTTTTCCTATGGTAAAAACGACTATTGGAAACGCCCCGATAGTATTTTTGTGGGCGAGTACGTTGGCGATGAAAATGGCAACGACATACACAACAAAGATTTTGATGAAACTTCACAAATACTTTTATGGGGATCAGATCAGTGGGTTGATTTAGAATATGCTTTAGCTAATCTTGTATGTGAAGATAAGAAATACTATTTATATGATGAAAAAAATGATGTTCATTATATGGGTGACTCAGATGAAAAAGAACTTGAAGAAATAAAAAGAATAGAAAACGAGAATAAAATTAAATAAAGAATATGATAAAAACAGATGAATCAATTAAGTTTAAATTAAAAGAAACAATATTTAATACAGTAAGAGTTCATTGGGCTTGCTGTGATAAAATAAGAGCTGGGTATAAAGATTTTGATACTAAAGATGAAGCAATGTTATTTGTAGAAACATTAAAAAGATATGGTATATGAGAGATATATTACATTCTGAAAAACTCAGCAAAGGAGACAACATGAAAGTCTTTAGTGAAGTATACGATAGAATAAGCTCAATCGTAGATGAACGGGTAGAAATGGAAGTAAAAACTTTCAATATAAAACCTGATGACAGCGATGTGTTGAATGATATCACAGCTAATCGCTCGAAATATTATTATAATGAAATACTTGATATCGTAAATCTAGTTTTAAACAAATGGAAAAATTAGTTAATGTGGAATCAACCACCAAAAAAGAAAAACTGTGGGCGAAGTTAGCCGATTACAGTGCGCCTCACGTGATAAATGTATTTACAGGTGAGATTGGATTTATAATGCCATACATGAAGGTAACTATTGAGGGAGGAGAATTGAACGCAGTATACACTGATTCAAATCTATATCCGGATATAACAGACCAAGACATCGACACAATCTTAAAAGATGGTGTTTTAGAGGGTATTAGAAAAATTGCGTATACAAGGTCATGGAGTAAATTAAAAGCACTGAGAGAGCATTTATATTTGAATAAATCTCGAGGCGCATTTAAAAAATACAAAGAAAAAGAATTAGAAATAACGCAATTAATATCTAAAATGAGACAATTAAAACATACAAAAAAGTTAATTTTAAACTCATGAGATACAAAATAAATATTTACCACGGAGGCGAAGGCGACGATGAAACATGGTACGCCGAAACAATCAGTGATGCAAAACGTATCGCTTTCAGAGGGGAGCATCAGGAAATTATAGACACTAAAACAAATAAAATTATTGAAATATGAGTATTTATTCTAAATTATTCGATATCCAACAAAAAATTGGAGCAATATCAAAGGACCAAAAAAATCCTTTTTACAAATCAAAATATTTTGACATTAACAGTCTTATAGCACAAGTTTTGCCACTTTTAAAGGAGCATAAGATATTACTTTTACAGCCTATTGATAACGGAACTGTGATGACTAGACTTGTAGATGTTGAAACAGGTAATTTCGTTGAAGGAGGCATACCTCTTTCCGATATTCCTGATCCTCAAAAAATGGGAGGAGCAATAACATATTACAGACGTTATAGCCTCGCTTCATTGTTAGCATTACAAGCTGAAGATGATGATGGTAATTCAACCATAAATTCTGCAGTTAAAAAACAAATGCTTTCAAACGATGGACTTCAATATCTTCTGAAGAATGGAACTGTAGAAGAAGCGAAAAAAGCTTTACAAACCAGAACCGTAATTCCTGAACATAGGAAACTAATAAGAGATAAATTCAAAATTTAATTATAAAACATCCAAATGAAATATAAAGAAATAATTAATACTCTTCGTATAGATGAGGAGTATTACAATGGTATAGGTAAAAAATATTTATCTAATTCCAATATAGAAGTTTTAAGAAAGAACCCTAAAGATTTCAAAAAGGAAACTGAGAAAACAGTGGACATGATAATGGGTAATGCAGTCCATGAACTAACATTCTTTGGTAAAACCGATTTGACATCGATCGATGCATCAAGTCGTAATACAAAGATATATCGTCAAAAAGAAATAGACGGTCACGTTCTTCTTGCTAAAGAAATGGAACAATGTAAATTAATTTCAAAAACTCTGAGGCAAACTAAAGCAGCAGACATTTTGTTTGACGACAAAAATATTTATGAAGAGCCAATGATCAAAGATATATTTGGCAATGGTGTTCTTTGGAAAGGAAAAGCAGATATTATAAGCCCTGTGGTAAATAAAATTATTGATTTAAAAACCACAAGTAATATAGATGCTTTTGGAAGTAAAGCTAGGCTTTATAATTATGATAGCCAAGCTTGGATATATCGAGAATTATTTAATCTTGATGTAATGTTTTTTGTGATCGAAAAAGGATCACTAAGAATGAAACAAATTGACGTCTCTGACGAAACATTAGAAAAAGGCAAGATGAAAGCTATGGAGGCTGAACAGAATTATCTTGACATGTACGTCAATAAAACGATTGATCCAACTCAATTTGTTGAGTATGGGATCATTTAAAAACGACAGTGTAGAACCGATGATAATAAGTAGTATCATCATATTTATTTATTTTTATTTATTTATTTTTTAATTATGATCAAAGCAAACATTTCAATTAACCTGACCAAACTTGGTCAAAATCAAGCAAAAATTTCTACGTCAAAAAAAGGCGAGAAGTGGGCAAATTTAGAGATCGCAGTCAAAGACGAGGTCGATCAATATAATCAGAACATTTCTGTAAAGTTTTCTAAAGACAAAAACAATCCTGATGAAGCACCTATATGGTTGGGCAATGGATCAACTTATTGGACAGACGGATTAACTCCAAAAACTTCAAGAGAAATGTCACAACCTGCACCAAAAGGAGCAAATTTTGAGCCTGCAGGAGAACCAAATGAAGTAGCAGATGACCTCCCTTTCTAATATAATAGGAAAAAGAAACGAAAAGGTCAAGGCTGTAGTGGAAAGAGTCTGTGAATGGCACGGGCTCTTCCCTCATGCTTTATTCAAGAGAGGAAGAAAGAGGCCTTTAGTAGAAGCTAGACAAGAAGCATGGTATTTTATAAGGAGAAATGTCAGATCTATGAATGGATTAAAAATTTCTCTGAATGAAATAGGCAGTTGCGCAACACTGTGGGATATAAAGGAGCTATGGGATCATGCTT